AAATAGGATTGGCTTGGCTAAGATCTCGGCGCGTTGTGTCATTACGATCTCCTGTGTCGTTGTCCCATTTAAGACGCGCGGCGACCAGTGGGAGGTCTGGTGTTCAGCGTATCCGCCTAGCCGCGCTTGAATATACTGCTTTATGTTGGCGGTCGTCGTCAAGCGATAGTAAACTTGAGCGTCTTATGTTTATTGCCGCCAACGTATTGTTCTGCCTTAATGGACCCCTCATCGACCAGTCTTTCCAGTTCTGCGTTTACATTGGCTCTCTTTGCGCCGCGCAGCCGGTTGTAAATGACACCAAGCGTAATCCCATTTGCACCAGATCTCTCGATAAGCTCAAGAACTGTTAACTTTGGACGAGGCTTCAACATTGAGCCAGCCTTATCGATCTCGTCTTTGATACTGTATCCCATATTTTATCACCTTTGCTTTGATTCATGGAAGATAGCAAATAACCTCACCGGGTGTCAATAAGTTTTATTTTTTCCTATCTGATTTAGGGATAGCAGGGATAACCTATAGATAGCACCTGATTATCGGTCTAAGCCTTTCAATTCATTCATAAATATAGGATATATAGACATAGTATACACTACTGTGAATTTGATTTCAAAAAATTGTCTCTAGGGGGGGGGCTTCTGCGCTACCCGCCATGCACAAAAAAACCCCCATCCTGAAAAAAACAGGAAGGGGGGTCAAAATCGTGTATCGGCATTACCGATCAATGATTTCAGTGGGTTGGACCGATAACAAAGCCGATAACGAGGTTTTTTCTGCTATCCGTTAAGGCTGTAAAGCGTCGTTTTCTGCTTATTTCCAGCCACAATGTCCTGCTTTGACACTAGACCCTTTTGGACCATCTGCGCAAGGGCCTTATCCACATCAGGGCGGCGATGCCCGCGCAGGCGGTTGTAAATCACGCCTATCGTCTCGCCATTCTCGCCCTTGCCTACTGCGATAATGTTTGCAATCCGCGCTGCCAGCGCCAGCTTAGGCGCATCCTTTTGCCTGTCATTGGCCACAACAAGCCGCATTTTATCCTCAACATCACGCTTGATCAGCGCATACGCCCAGCGGACGTGCTCAGCAGTGCGCAAGCCGCTTGGGACGGCCAGCACCAATGAAACCTTACTCACAAGCTCGTAGGCCCCCAGCCATAGGGCCTCTAGCCCTGTCTGCCCCTTGTGCGCCACTGCTTGATCCTCAAACCAGTCCAGGGCCACGTTCAGCATGTCGTGCGCATCCTCAGCGGTAGGAACCTTGCGCCGCTTGCCGTAATACTCAACGCGCGCCGCCGCGCTCATGTCGTATTCACCGGCCATGTAAATCTGTGCCAAGGCGTTCTGCATTGCGTCTGTCATATTGACCTTGCGAAACCCGCGCTTCGATCTGGGGGCTGTGTCCCGTTCGTTAAATATCAGCGCGCGGCCAATAAAGCCGTTGGTGGCACTGTTGAAATCTACCAGTTCGTCAAACGTTACCGGCGTTGTGTAGCCGATTAGCGAAAGGAAAGGCCGCTCAAGTCCCTTGTCCAGATTATCCATTGCGTGCGTTACCGCCAACATGCGCTGTTCGTCACCGTGTCGCGGCGTGTTTTCATCCAGCCGCTTTTGTATCTGCGCCGCCTCCTTTGACAGAATGGCGCGGATGTCTTCTTTCATATCGCCAGTAAGCAGCATAAACCCGTCAGCCTTGGAATATGCCGCCATCAGCATTCCGATCACGCCATCAAGATATGCGGCCCCGCCCTTGGCCTGCGCGTTCTTTATCTTTTGCAAAAATATGCCGATTTCATCCACGATATAAAAAGCCGCTTGATGCCGCACCAGATTGCGGGTGATTTCCTGTTCTGACTTGATCGCGCCATGTGTTGCCGGGGCGATTCCCGCCGCGCGGTGAATCTCGGCCTGCGCTTGCTGCACGGCCTCCTTGCCGGTTCTGGACCCGGCTACGCAAAACATGAATGTGTTGCATGTCACTCCGTCCTTATCATCGGTGTATCGCAGGCCCGCGATGTTACCCAAGCCAGACAGGGCAGCAGCAACAGCAAGGTTTTCGCGCGGCCTGCGTGACTGCCCCTCAATCCAGCGCGCAAGCTCGCCTGCAAACCCCGGTGGGGTTTTCAAGTCGATTCCTGAAATATCAAATGGCAAGCCGTCCGCGCGTTTTTCAACTGCTTCATATTCAGGAAAATACGCCGTTCCGTCTGGCGTAAATTCCACCGGCATTTTCCATCCGCCCTGTTCAGCGTAGTGGATTAGCGTGCCTATCGTGACCGGGTTTGCAGACCGGCCAAAGCTGTGCCAGTGACTATCTAGCCCCTGCCCTTTGCTGGGATATTTAGTGCCGTTTTGCGACCACTCGTCCCAAGCCTCAAACGCGGTCCCGTCGCTGGCCTCGTGCATTGCCATTCCGCACCTGATCCAAGTTTCATAATCACAATCTGGATCAATGTGGGTCAGCATTTCCGCAAGGTCTTTGTGGGACACATCAACGACGCGGCCCTCATATTCGGCCCGGTGCCGCTCAGGCTTGCGTAAAAGATCAACCAGCGCCGCCGGGGCCTCCTCAATATCATCTGGTGATCCGTGCCATGTGTATTTATTGCCGCTGGCATGAATGGAGCCGGGGCCGATTACATAGCCGCTCGATTTGAAGTCGCAGCCCGGGTAATCAGCGTGACGTGAAACCAACGCCACACCTTCCGGCGCGCGGAAATATAGATGCCTTGATCCACCACCGCTGCCAGTTTCGACAATCAACCCGGCACCGGATATTTCAGGGATGGCTTCTACCAGCTTGGAAAAGCTATCAACGCCGCCGTTGCGCGCGTCTACATCCACCACGATCAGGCCATTGCACAAGACGCCGTAACCCGTGACGAACTGATCACTGTCCGCCATTGCGTCAATCTGTTCCTCAGACCAGTGCGGTGTGTGCTGCCAATTAGATACGCGGGGGTGCTTCATCAGTGACTCTGGCGGGCAATGTTCCCATCCGCACGCGCAAGCGCCGTTTTTATCCGCGCCATAGATGCCAAACACACGAAACCCGCTCTCCCAAAAATTGCGGTATATCATGGCTTTTCACCGATTGGCGCAGAACATCCCGAAGCGCTTAGATATTCAGACAGTTTTCGCATTGTTTCCCAAGACGGGTTTGTCGTTTTTCCACTGCGCAAATGCGCAATCGTGTTGCGATGTATGCCCGTCGCCGCCGCTACGGCGTCTATGCGCCGGTCTTGCAGCGCAGCCCTGATTTCATCTGGTGTCATTGCTGTTTTCCTTCCTGAAAATACTATTTGACAATGCGCCAGCGCCAGTTGTAATGTCAATAGGCAGGTTGTAGAGCGTGTCCCTGCCACGCAAGGCCAATGAGCCGAAAGGAAACTGATTATGAGTTTGATGGAAACCATCAGCACGCCCCAAGATCGACCGGTCATGGTGACGATCTGCGGTGATAGCGGGCTGGGGAAAACGTCGCTAGCCGCGACATTCCCTAAGCCTATTTTTATCAGGGCGGAAGACGGGATGCAATCAATCCCCGCTGCGCACCGCCCGGATGCCTTCCCCGTTATCCATGATGTAGACGGCCTGTGGGCGCAGTTGAAAGCTGTGATCCATGAGTCGCACGAATACAAAACGCTGGTTGTGGATAGCGTCACCGCGCTTGAACGCCTGTTTGGCGAAGATGTGTTGCGCAAAGACGGTAAGGCCAAATCGCTAAACCAAGCGAACGGCGGCTATGGTGCAGGATTTGCAGCAGTTGGCACTATGCATCGGCGGGTTTTGAAGGCGGCGCAATTGTGCGTTGAAAAGCGCGGTATGCACGTTGTCTTTGTTGCCCACGCGGACACCGAAACAATGAAGTCACCCGACGTCGATGATTATATGCGCTATTCTCTGCGCCTAAATCAGAAATACTCCATCGCGCCGTATGTTGACGATGTGGATATTGTCGGATTCCTGCGCCTTGAGACATTCTTGCGCGGCGAAGACGGCGACCGCAAGAAGGCCATCAGCAGCGGTGATCGTGAATTGATTACCTACGCCACTGCAACGGCTGTCAGTAAGAACAGGTTTGGAATTACTGACCCCCTGCCAGTAACGGCTGGCGTCAACCCGCTGCGCGGCCTTGTGCCGGGCTTTGGCAAGGCGAAGAAAACAGAAACACCCGCAAAAGATGAAGCGGCAACCGAAGAAAAGGAAACAGCATGAGCTTTTGGGATTTAGGAGACGGTTCTAGCGCCGCAGATAACGCCGATAAGGAATACGAAATTCCAGGTGGCGGTGATATGACGCCAATCCCCGGCGGATCAAGTGTTCTGGCGCTTATTGACGAGGCCAAATGGGACGAGCGCGACGAGGCCGAATATATCAATCTGCGCTGGACCGTGCTTGCGCCGGATGAATACAAAAACCGCAAGGTGTTTCAAAAGTTGTGGGTCACTGACGACGATCCCAACGCCAAAGACGCTGACAAGGCCGCAAAGAAGCGCGACAAGGCAAAGCGTATGCTGGCAGCGATTGATGCTAACGCGGGCGGAAAGTTGGGCAAGAAAGGCGAAATGCCGACCGACGATAGCCTGACAATGTGCCTGACCAACAAGCCGATGATCATTTCCCTGCAAGTCTGGTCAATGCCTGACCGTGATCAGCCCGGAGAGAAGATCGAAGGCAACTGGGTGTCGGCTGTAGCGCCCAAATCAAAAGGCATTGATGTGAAGGACGCGCCTGCGCCAAAGCCGAAAAAAGATGCAAGCGGCTCATGGAAAGATGACGTTGATCAAGACGACGAGATTCCATTTTAGGCAATCCAGCGGCGGGGTTAGCGCCCCGCCGTTTACACATTAACGAAAGGGAATGACATGGAACAGCGAAGTGCAGAATGGTTTGAGGCCCGTCGCGGGATGGTGACTGCAAGCGCAGTTGGCGGGATACTTGGTAACAGCCCATATCAAAAGCGCGCGGACGTCCTAAGGGCAATGGTCAGGTCCTACCATGGGGCGGAAAGTGAATGGGGTTCTAATATAGCAACCGAATACGGCACCCGAAACGAATACGGCGCGCTGGTTGAGTTTGAAATGGAAACAGGCCTGACCGTGCAGGCGGTCGGGTTTATCACACGCGAGGACTGGGCCGGATGCAGCCCGGACGGATTATTGAGTGACCACGCCGGGCTTGAAATAAAATGCCCATTCGGCAAGCGTAATGATGAAAACCCCAAGTTCAAAACATTGCGCGAACAGCCCCACTACTACGATCAAGTGCAGTTTTCGCTTTGGGTGACTGACCGCATGTCATGGTTGTTTTACCAATGGTCGCCCGGCGGTGCAGTGCTGGAACCGGTATCTGTCGATCAGGTATGGCAAGACGAAAACCTGCCGAAGCTGCGCCAGTTTTATGCTGAGTATCTGGACGCGGTAAAGACCCCGGACGACTACCTTGAGCCGCTGCGCGTTGAGGTTGATACGTTTGAGGCGCAGCGCATTGTTGCGGAATATGACCAGTTGAGTGAGGCGATTGATAACGCCACGTCGCGCAAGAAAGAACTGTTGGCTGAAATGGTGCGATTGTCCGGTGATCGAGATGCAATCTTTGGTGGGCGCAAGCTCACGCTAGTGAAACGCGCCGGGTCTGTGTCTTACGCAAAGGCGATTGCCAAATATGCGCCAGATGCGGACCTTGAGCCGTATCGCGGCAAGGCAAGCGAAGGGTGGAGGTTGTCGTGATGGGAACCGTTCTGTATCGGGCGTTTAGCGCCGAAAATGAATTATTGTATGTCGGGATATCTTTGCGGGGTGCGCAAAGAATGAAAGAACACGAAAAACTTTCGGGTTGGTTCAGCGATGTTTCCCGCGTTGATCTTGAATGGTTTGAAACAAGGCAATCAGCTTTAGTCGCAGAGCGTGAAGCAATAATTGCCGATGGCCCGATATACAACACGCACCACAACGGGAAGAAATCAAACCATGAAACTCAGTCGGATGATTTTGAAAAAGACGAGATATCGTTTGATGTGTCCGGCGAGATGGTTGGGTTTAGCAGGCAGAAACTAAGGCCTCTATACAAGCTATCTGAAGTCGCTGACCTTCTTTCAGTCAGCACAAAAACGGTAAGAGACTGGATCAACAATGGTTCAATAGGGTTCATTGAGTTGTCAAGCCATTGGCGTCATGTGCGAGGTCACGAGGAAAAAAGGAAGGTCGTGGATTATAGAATATCAGGTTGGCAGATACTTGATTTCATAGACAGCTTGGGAGGGCGATAATATGAAACTCCGGCCATATCAGCATACTGCCCACGATGCCGCTGTGAAATACATGGGGCTGAGCGTTGATCCGTTCTGTATTGTGGCGGCAACTGGCGCGGGAAAAAGCCTCATTATTGCCGCATTGGCTGACACGATCCACGCCAAGACAGGCAAGCGGATATTGTGCCTAGCGCCCAGCGCGGAACTGGTGGTGCAGAACGCCGAGAAGTTTTTGGCAACGGGCAACCCGGCCAGCGTTTACAGCGCCAGCGCCGGGGGGCGTTGCCTGCGCCATAAGGTTGTTTTCGCCAGCCCGTTAACGGTTAAAAACCGCATCAGCGCGTTTCAAAAGCACGGTGATGATGGGTATGCTCTGATCGTCCTGGATGAATGCCATCAGATCACGCCGACGATCAAAGGCATAATTGAGGCGATCCGCATGGCCAACCCTAATGTCAGGGTGTGCGGCCTGACTGCCACGCCCTACCGGCTGGGCAGTGGGTATATCTTTGCAAAGTGGCCAGACGGGAAAGCCAACAGCGACAAGTCTTGCCGTGATCCTTATTTCACGCAATGCGTTGATGAAATCGGCGCGCGCGCGCTGATAGATATGGGTTATCTCACGCCGCCTGTTATTGGTCAGATCAACGCAGATGGGTATGATACCGGCGGGCTTGTGGCCAACCGCATGGGTAACTTTGACAAAGCCGCAGTCGATCAGGCATATCACGGTCACGGGCGCAAAACGTCTGCCATTGTGGCGGATATTGTGGCGCAGTCGCGCAACCGCGCTGGGGTGCTTATTTTCGCCGCTACAGTGCAACACGCCCATGAAGTTATGGCGAGCCTGCCGCCTGAGTATTCCGCCATTGTAACGGGCGAAACGCCGCGCCGTGAGCGCGAGCGGATGCTGCGTGATTTCAAGGCGCGCAAGCTGAAATACATGGTCAACGTATCGGTGCTGACTGTCGGGTTTGACGCCCCTCATGTTGATGTGGTGGCGATCCTACGCAAAACCGAAAGCGTTGGTTTACTACAGCAGACCGTCGGGCGCGGCCTTCGCCTAGATGGCGGAAAGGACAATTGTCTTGTTCTGGATTACACTACCAATCTTGGCGACCACTGCCCTGATGGTGATCTGTTTTCGCCAATCATCCGCGCGGGCGCTGCGCCAAAAGAAGGTGGCGAGGTTGAAGTGATATGTCCAGAATGCGAGACCGTAAATGAGTTCAGCATGAATGGAGAATACGAGGACTACGAACATGACGAGGCCGGGTATATTCTGGACCTTGAAGGCCAACAAGTGCAGTCCGAACATGGCCCCATTGCCATGCACTACGGGCGGCGATGCATGGGCCTTACGCCAGTAGGCGCACAAGGAAAACACGAGCGTTGCGATTACCGCTGGACCAGCAAGGAATGCCCACACTGCGAAGCGCCAAACGATATTGCGGCGCGATATTGTGCCGAGTGCAAAGGTGAGATTGTTAACCCGAATGATAAACTGATTGCGGACTTCAAGGCGCTAAAGCGCGATCCGACCAAACCCCAAACGGATGAGGTTGTGCGAATGGAGTGTATTCCGGGCGTGTCCCGCGCTGGCAACAAAACAATGCGGGTTGAGTTTGTCACCAAGTGGCGGCAATTCACAATATGGCTCATGCCAAATGGAACGCATACCCGCGCCATGCGTGATTGGCGCATGTTTGCAGACGCGACGAATGACGGCGAGACACATCCGCGCACCGTGTCATATTCCAAGGATGCGGAGAGCGGGTTTTTTAGGGTGTTAGGGTATGATCGCGCGCCAGATATGGAGCCGGAAACATGAAATTTGACCAAGCAGAACAGGCTGGTATTTTGATCTATGGCGACCGACTATATCGCGGGAAGTGCGCGATTGAAAGTTTGGAGCAGGTGACGTTTTTTAACTGGCTGCGCCGCGAATACCCGGACACGATGGGGGCGATTGCCGTGCATCCACGCAATGAGGGGCAGTTACGCGGCGGTCAGTTTTGCGCCATGCGTAAAGTGAAGGCTGAGGGAATGACGCCGGGGGCCAGTGACATTATCATACCGGGCGCGCCTGCGTTCGTTTGCGAAATGAAGCGGCGCGACCACACAAAAAGCGCATGGCAGGACGGGCAGATTGAATACCTGCGGGCATCGGCGCGGGCTGGATGCTTTGTTTGCATTGCCTTGGGGCATGAGGCGGCAAAGCAGGCGGTGCAAGACTGGCGTGCGATCCATGTGGCCTAATCGCGTGGCCCGCCCATCAAAGCATCTTGCGGATTTGTTGCGCGGAAGTCTGGCTTGGGATGAAGCGCCCGAATCAATAAGATCATGGGCGCGGCTTGAGATATACCGGGGGGCTTGTGCGGTTTTAGACCAGCCTGAAAAGGGACTGCGGCGAAATATGCTAGGACGTATTCCTGCCGCGATCCGCCCGCATGTAGAAGCTGAGGCCAAGCGGTTATGGGATATGCGCCGTTCTTGACCCCCGCTCGTTATTCTATATCGTCAACCACGCGGGGCCGGTCGGGCCTGATCGAGCGAAATGTTTCTCCCCTTGGCATTTTGCGCGCCCCGTTTTAACCACAAGGGCGAAAGGGAATGTTATGACCGAATTAACAAGATACATGGTCCCCGGCGGACATGGAATTGAGGCGCACCAAGCAGGATTGCTTTACAGCAAAGAGCAAGTTGATGCCGTTATCACCGAACAGGCGGCAGAAATTATGCGGCTGCGGGCAGCTTTGGTAGAATGCCGCGATGAAATTGACGATTATGTTCGGCACGAATACCCGCACGATCATCCTGTTCAAGATCGGTGCAGGCAGCGCGATTTCTCGGCCAACCCGGCGCGCATCGCCCTGGAGGCCAAGCCATGACCTTCTACGCCATGGACCGCAGCCCCCGCCTCATCCACGGCGATTGCCTTGAAGCGATGCAGGGCATACCGGATGGGTCGGTTGACCTTACCGTGACGAGTCCACCGTATGACAACCTGCGCACATATAACGGCAACAATGACCAATGGGGCGAACACGTTTGGCGGGCAGTCATTGCAGACCTTTACCGCGTGACCGCTGACGGCGGCGTGGTGGTCTGGGTGGTTGCCGACGCGACCATCAAGGGCAGCGAAACCGGAACGAGTTTTAAACAGGCGCTTTGGGCGATGGAATGCGGCTTTAAACTTCACGATACGATGATATACGGCAAAAGCACTTACATGCCGCTGACGCACAATAGGTATGAGCAATCTTTTGAGTATATGTTTGTTTTTAGTAAGAGGCGGCCCAATGCGTTCAATCCTATAATGGTTGACTGCAAAACCCGTGGAACCTTTAAAAATAGGAAGATGCACAAGAGTGGCATTGATCC